CTGCCCGTCTCCGCTCCACAATCAATACATATCATGTCAGTCTCCTACGCTTGGCTGATGGTCAGGCCAATTTCCTCCCGCTCCCCGCTCCCGCCGCAGAGGGTTATATCTTGATTGCGTTGCGTCCACCATTGTTGGCAGAGTGATGGTCGATAAGCCGCCCCAATGCCGCCCCCAATGCAGACAGCGCATCCACTTGCTTACCCTCAACGGAGTGAGCATCGGCAATAGACCTGTCTGTCAGGTGGTTACAAAGTGCATAGGCTGTCACCCTGTCAAGTTTGATGGTGATTTCCGACACCTCTATTGCTGAACCATTGGTACTCTCAATAGCTCCGTTGATATCACCCTTCCAGCCGGATTTTATCGGTGAATTGCTCATGACTCTTATCTCCTTTTGCCTTATCCCCCGCCGCACAGGGCAGAGGATGTTTAATTGTCTTTGTGCTGCGGCCAGTTCGCTTTGACACGCTCCATTTCCGCCAAATCTTCCGGCGTGAGGTCTTCGAAAAAGGTATCCATGGCATCCTGGACGCGGCAGAGGTAGCGGTCGCATTTCTGGATCAGCTCATCCGTCACCCTGCCGACGAAGCTGCTGTGTTGCCGCTTTACCTGCTTCATCATGTTTGCGCGTATCTCGGCACGCCACAGCCTCATTTCCCTGTTGCCGGTCCCTTGCCTGTCCACCCTGTCCATGTCGATCAGGAGTGTTTCCATCAGCGCCAGCATTGCGATAACCGGCACATCCTCACGCGGCAACATTATCTCCGGTGCCGCGAGCTTTGCGAGGGCTTCTTTACCCATTGGCTAGAGTCTCCCTGTCGGCGGGTACAGGTCTTTGATCACGGTCGGATCGCCCTTGTAGGCAACGATAATCTTCTGCTCCCGCTTGGGAAACTTGCGGTAGTTGAGGGTCTTCTTTGCCTGTGCCAGCCGGGTAAACTCACACTCAAGGTAGATGATCTTGTTATAGACAAGCAGCCCTTGCTCCTTGAAAAAGATTTCCGTCTCAGACTCATGGCAGTGGTAGGACCCGTTTTTGTCCCTGCTGTCGCCGGTCATGACCACAAAAAAGCAGTTGTCGTTGAGGGCTTCGATTGCCTTCTTGTACCCAGTAAAAAGGGTATCCCTGAATTTCTCGTACGTGTCGAGGGCATTGATTTCTCCATGCGGGGGGTTGCCGTCATAGTCGATGTACCTCTCCACCTTGTAGTACGGAGGACACGTAAAAACAAGGTCGAACTTGCCAGGAGGGGTAAACTTGGAGCTGTCACTTTGAATCCACTTCGCGCTGTTCAGATCGCTGCAAATGGCGTTGTTGCAGTCGCACTGGTTCTGCCGGATCTCGCTTGAAATGTACTCGTAGCCGTGCGCCCCTGTAACGTAACCGAACTGTACGCCACCGCCGAAAGGGTTATAAACGCGCTTGCCATTTTTCGGCATGAAGAAGCGCAGGATGACCTCACAGGCTACGGGGTCCAGAACCGAGGCGTTGCCGTTGTAGGATTTCCCCTTGTTGGTCTTGACCTCGCCACACTCAACAGCATGGGTTGAGAATACGACGTTGGAGAATCCGCTTTCACCCTGCCAGCATCCTTCACGTGAAGCAAACTTGGGGTTCGGAATGTTGTGCCGCTCCCCTGCTGCCTCTATCTGCTCGTTCCATTCTTTCTTCAGCCGTAGCCAGTCACCCTTGATGGAGTTCCAGACGTTTGTCATGGTGATGTGAGCAAGGAGTTTCATCCTCACGTCCTTTTCATCGCCGTGCACCATGTACTCGTAGCCCGACATTTTTAGGTACGTGTTGAAGCCCAAGCTCCTGAAAAACTTGGGGGTCTCAAACTTGCTTTTCGGGTCCGTGGTGATGATCATCGGAAAGTTGTTGACATTCAGGTCTATGATGGTTTTGACCATCTGGCCATAAATGTCAAAACTGAACTTGTCCGGCCTGATGGTTGACTGTAGCAGGCAGAACTCCCGCACATCCTCGTTGTTCTGAAAAGTGAAGAACCCGCAAACCTCGCCGTCGATCTTGAGTACAATCGCGGAGTGGATCTGCATGTTCTTTCGTGCGGCACGGTAAGCTATGCCGTCATCAAGGGCGAGCTTTGCCACGTCGGCCTCATACCCTGAACCGATGACGCTTTTCACGTAGACGTACTCAACTTCCTGTTTAAACAACTCTTGTTGCTCTTTCACTTAATCCCCCGAAATTATAACCCGACACCGCATTGGTCGGGACAGTTACAGCATGTGCCTAAGTACACGCTTGAGTTATGCAGTGAGACCAACTTGCCACCGCCGATAGCTTCATCTTTCCTTTCTAAAATAATATCGCCATTCATTACATGCTTATTTGACTTGGTTGCTCTCAGAGGGTTATCTACAACAAGCGAAAGCGACAAAAGGTATTCTTGCTTTTCATGACATTGCCGCGCCCACTGTGAAGGTCCGTAAGAACAAGTTACTACCCTACAAATACTTTTAACCCCTGCCGCCTTTATCCGGTCCATCTGCTCAACCCGGTGCCTTGTCTCGCTGTCACTGTCAAGGCCACTCGTTGAGGTGTTGACGACAGCCGACAACGCTTTGAGGCGAGAAAGGTGACTGTCTGAGAGTGTCTTCCAGTGCTTTGTGATAATTACAGGGGTCTTCCCTGTGCCTTGCAGGAACTCACACACGTCAAGGGTGTTGTCCCAATCATGGCAAGGGTCGCCAGCCGTACCGACACGGTACCATGTAGCGTAATGGCCCTTAACTGCAAAGTAAACACTCGCCCTCGTTGAGCGTAATAGCCTTCTTGCAATGCTCGTTTTAAAGTCAATGCCGTACCGTGCTGCTATCTTGTTTGCGTAGCACTCCCCGTAACATCCGCCCATTGGGTAAGCTTTCATTCCCAAAGAACAGCCTTTCACGGTATCAATGTCGAGAACCCCTTTGAAGTTTTCAGCAACCGTCAAAATGGGCCGGTATCTTCTCCCTCCATCGGGGTTCTCTTCTGAATCCCCAAACAATGACAGTTGCCTCATGTCCTTATCGCGTCCTTATTCCAGTACGGGCTTTTACACTTAGGGCACTGGCACGGCTCCGCGTCAATTAAGGTTATCCACTCATGACCGCACAGCTTGCATTTAACCGTACCTTTCGTTTCCATCTGGCACCTCCCGTGTTTGATGCCATTGTAACTCTTAAAATGTCTCCCCAGAGGGCCAATCCCAAAGGGCGGTTGTAGCAGGGGCCGCAACGACGGCGAGAGGTGTTGGCCCCTGGTAGCTATTTCCGCGTCTCAATCACCCTGATTCTGTGTATCCACCACATAAGCCGCCGCTTGATTTTGTAATCCGGCAGCGACTCCATACCCTTCGCATCCTCCACCACCGTCTCCCCGTCGCGCAGGTAGACGAAATCAGCCACGTAGCGCACCGCTGGCAGCTTCCGACCGTCGAGGTTAGCCGATGGTATCAGCTCGTAACTTACTTGCCGCTGTAGGCCCGATATGACGCCCGCAGCCTGTTCCATTTTTCGTTGGCACCACACGGCGTATTCGTGCTTGCTATCAAACGTTCCCTCGTCGGTCGTTACTTTCTTGTTGCGGTACTTTAACGGCTTCGGCGCTGGCTGTTCTGCCCGCTTGCCGAGAAGGGCGGCGTATTGCTCTTCGGTCATCCTCATGCGGGCGGCTCAGCAAACGGGCATGACTCGCCGTGTCCGTCAGACTGTTGACATTCGGGGCAGACGGGCCGCTTCTGCTCCGTTACCCACTTCATCACCGCGTCAAACTGTTCGGCCAGTATCTCGCCCGAAGTCTTGACCTTGAAATGTGCCAGCAAGTCAGCCGGTTTAACCTCTTCGCCCATTGCCACCACGATCTCCTTTTGCTGGTCGCGGGTGATTCGGGTGGGGGCGTCGGTGAGGATGAGCGGCTTGACGGTGAATGGCGTTCTTTTCGCCCTGGTCGCCGTCAGTGCCATTGTCACCGGCGCGTCAATGTGTGACATGTGGCTGATGCGAATCCCGCCTACTGCCATGCCACCGAATTGCACAGTCGGGTCGCCGTAGAGTGTCATGCTGCGGCCTATGTACGCGTTGCCGTCCTTGCCCCACACGTGGACTAAGACGCGCCTCATTGACTTTCCGGGCTTGTACGGCTTCCCGTTGTCGCCCTCGTAGTGAATGGAAACGGGTTGATCCCCTGCGACAACTGAGACTTTGGTGATTTTTATCGTGAGCGTTTTTCCCCCAATAAAATCATCGTAGTTGGCTTGATCGCTCTTGGGGGCGGTTGTTGTGCTGATGTCGGTCATTGGCTTAACTCCCTTTGCGCTATTCCATAGCCTTGTAGTCCACCTTCAAATCTTTCAGTCTGGCAATCTGCTTTTCAAGGGACTTGATTTTTTTAACGCGCTCGGACTCAACCGCTTTCTCTGCAAGCTCCTTGATTTCGTGTAAATGCTTGCCCGCCTTGTAAGAGACGGCGCTTCCATTGGGCTTAAAGTACCCCGCATACATTGAGGGTTTAACCTCTAACTCTTGAACCCCGCCCGAAAAAGCATATTTCGTGAACCACATTTTTTTCATTGTCAGTCTCCGTAACTCAGCATGATTTCCTGTTCGACCCTGCGCTCGGTCGGGATGAGACGCGCCTTTGTCTTCTTGACGGCGTGATAGGCGTCAACCTTTTCTTGCACCTTCGCCTCAAACGCCGTCGCCGCTGCGATGATCGCGTCCTGAACTGCCGGAATCGGATAAACGCGAATCACCGCCATTTCGAGCCCGCCGCTGTAGCTGATAAAATCGAGCCATTTCCGCCCAGTTACCAAAAGACCTGTTTGGCACTGGATCACGTAATCTGCGGGAATGGTTTCCTCTGTCACGTTCTCCACAAGCGTCTGGATTTGAAATTTCTGCCTTCTCGACTTGATTTCGATCAGGCCGTCATCGCCACAAACGCCATCCGGCGAATAGCCAATGGTGAAGCCGAAACGGTCGGACGTGACGAATCCGACCTCCTCGACCGGCGCGTAATGCTTGGCGTAGAGGATGCGGGCGTCTTGCTCGTCATCCATACCGCGTAACATGTCATCGCCGATGTATGACGGCTCAATGTGGCCGGTGATGCGTTGCGCGGCGATTTCCCAAACGTGGGCGCGGCACTTGTCGTTGTCGGCGGTCTTGAGCAAGGGCGTGATGATGTGCTTCATTTCGGAAGCGGTTAAGATGCCCCTCCTGATTTCAAGCCACTCGTCGGAACCCTGCACTATATCCCTGTGGTATTTGATGCTGTTCACCGGTAACCCCTGCGCGATTCTTCCATGTACTCGATCTGTTTTTTCAGCGCGGCGATTTCCTGCACCATGTCTTGGTTCAGGTCTTCGATGATGTCGGCGCGGTGTTCTTTCAGTATGGCTTGGCGGATGCGCTTGAAATCGTGCGCGCCCTGCACTTTGCGGTTTCCGTAGTCGCACATACCGTCCATTATCTCGTTGCGGTAGTTCTGCCAGTGGTCGCTTTCGATGTACATGGAGATACCGGCGTACAGATCCCCAAGGACTTCTTCGCATAGGCTCTTGAGCTTCACCTTGAAGCCGTCCATGAGCTGCTGCGCCTCTTCTGCGGCGGCTTCCGATAGCGCCGGATACAGTGGATACTCTTTATTTTCGTCGCTCACTTCCCCTCCAATAGTTGCCTAACCTCTGCCAGTTCCACGAATCGCCCGATCCCTGCGGCGCGGTCGTATAGCCAGAGGCGGCGGTTGATGGCTGATATCTCGATGGTGCCGATGGTGATGGTGTTAGGCATCGGTGACAGCCCCGCAGAACGGACAGCTTGGCAAGATGTCCGTGAATGGCGGCGAATACGTGACCGTGACAATCACCTCAGCCCCGCACCTGTCGCAAGAAACTTGGTAGCTCTTGCACTCCTTCACAACTCGTGGCATACTTTCCCCTGTCTGCTGTTTGAGCCTCTGTTTGCGGCAGAGGCTTTTCTATTTGTGATACACCTCGTTTTTTGACCAAACCACGTCCGCGTCCTGCCACCATCCCAAATCCGTGTCTTTCTTTACACCCTTGTTGCGGAAATAGAAGGTGGCAATCTGACCGGCCTTCTCCCTTACTTCGATGTAGTGAAAATGAGGATAGGCCGACACCCTTATGCCATGTTCATATGGCATTCCGGACACGTCGATAAAGTTGTTCCCTCTGTCTGTTACCACTCTGATGTGGTCTTCGTGGTTAAGTTTTAGCTCCACCTTTGATCCTCCTTTCTTATGCGTCCCTTTCCCCTGTCAGCGCCATGATTCGCCGGATGCAGACGTTCGCTAGCTGGATGGCTTCGGTAAGCTCCCCATGTTCGCCGTCCACGTCGCCCGTCATATGAGCGTCCCACCACTCGTAGAATTCGCCGCTGATGGCGTTTCTCTGGTCAAGAGCTGGCGTATCCCGCCACATGCCGTGCTTCTCCTTGCTGCGGGCGTTCTCAAGCTTGATCTTCTCCCAAATCTCCTGCATTGTCATCTTCGGCTCCTCCCTCCCCGTCTTCGCAGTAATCGCAATCTCTCACCCTGCAATAATCACATGGTCCACTGTCCCAATATTCGGGCGGTTCCATCGCGTCGTATGCCGCCTGCGCCCTTTTAAAACTGTCCATCATCCCTCCGAAATGTCGCCCTGAACTCCTCGCGGATGTCGGCCAACTCCTGCATGAATCCGTGCCAGTGGTCGAGGGCGAGGTCTTTTAGCCAGCTCACTCATCCCTCCCTGCCAGTTCCGCGTTGATTACTTCCTCCCACCGGGCGATGCGGGCTAGTCGGTCAGGGATGGGGAAGTCGTCATAAGATACCTCTCCTCTTATGTCATCTTCGTACTCTTGGCACATATGACCCTCTATCCAGAACCATGGACAAGTACAAGGGATACCTTTTGTTGGCTTGACATCCCAAGGATACAGTCCCGTATTCTCAAACTGGAACATGCAGAGGGGGCAATGGTAAGCCTCAAGTGTCTCGCGTTCTCTCGCCGCATACGCTGTTACTTGCGGCGCCCCGCGATACTTGCGCCCCAGGTCCGCGATAGCCAGCAGCGACTCCCGCAGGATGTGGGTTGGAACTTCTTCGATGGTCATCTCCCCGCCCTCCTTTCCGCCTCTTGCTGCATCGCCGCCGCGTCATACTCCTGCGTACTCGGTACAGTCGGCTTGCAGCTGGGTATGGTGCTCTGAATCAGCAGCACCGTTGCCATGATAATTACGGTTGTCCAGAGGCGCACGTTTGCCGCTTTCGCCTCCCTGATCTGCCGCTGTGACATCCATTCCGACATGTTGCCTCCTCTCCTGATAAAATCGCATGTCCTCTTGCGTGACCTTCTTGCCGACTCGGACGCGCTCGGCTATCTCCTCAAGGCGCGTCGGCTCTCTGCAGTAGTAGGGCTTCAATAGCTCCCTCCCGCCGTGTGGCTGTGCTCCGTCCAGTACTGATGCTTGCGCCGCATGTCGATGAACGGCGGGTGCTTGAGGTAATCGCGGCATGGGACGCAGTAGAATTTCTCCGATGTCCACTCTTGGCAGCGGGGGCATTTGTGGGGAGTGCTCATGCTGTCACTCCCATCCGCGCCAACTCCCCGCGCATGTACCGGACCCTCTCAGCGGTCTTGTTGTGCGCCACGTCCTCCTTCTCCCGCCTCGCCGTCTCCCTGCACATCATCGCCTGCAACTCAGGACTGAGCGGTCGCGGGCAACCTGCGGGCTCAAGGTAGGCGTCGATCATCACCTTGCCGCCCTCGCCGCAGATCTGTTTCGTTGCCAACTCCCCCTTAATCAACTCCACCATGTGCTGTGCGTAGGCGAGCGAGTTGTTGGGGGAAAGGATCTTGACGGTGCGCTTGTCGAACTCTGCGCGGTAAACTCCGATTACGTTGAACGGTCCCTGCTCCTCTACATAAGACTGCATGTGCAACCTCCTGTGAGCTGATGGTTAAACCGCGGGTTAGGGGTTGAGTAACTCAGGGTGCTGATGGATGTTGCCGATGACTTCTATCCGAACCGTGAACCATGGCTTAATGTGAGGCCAAGACGTGCGAGTGGCGAAGAAAAAGCCTGTGTCCTCTGCGTCCCACATCACATCTCCAGTCATCTCTTTTGCCTGTTTCCACGTGTGGTCAAAGTCGGACCTGGCCAAGAAGCGCACCACATCCCCTTCGTAGACCTCCACGCCGTTTTTGTCGAGGACGCCTGTGAACTGCATGGCGACCATTCCGTGAGATGTGCCGCCGATAATGCCGTTAAATGACATGACGCTATCAGGATCGGCAGCAGCCAGCTCCTCATGGCACCACATGATTTTGCTTTCCAAATCCCACGCTCTAAACTTAATAGGTCTCACTTCTCACCTCCCCCTATCCGAAATAGCACTCCGTTGACACTTCCTTACACCTCCCCTCCCGCCCAGCGCGGCAGGGTCCAGCGGGTGAAACTTACCTTGCAATGACCGGCTTGCCGTCCTGGTCTACTCGGACCATCATGCCGCCCTTGCCATCCGACAAGTACTGGACTCCTGTCTTGTGGTCAGTCTTGATTGCCAGTCCGGAACGATCGAATCCGGATTTGTCGGAATCGTCAGTCCACCATCCGAAATAACCAGAGACAAACTTGAGTGCCAGCGACAAGACCAGAAAGATGAACACGTAATCTGCCAACTCCCTTACAATCCCCCGCCCTATCGCCTGTCCCAATTCTTGCAGTTCCATGTTTCCTCCGATTCAATCCGTACCGCCTCAAGGGTGACAACTGCGCCCTGATTGCGGCGTTCTGTTGCTAGGTCGCTCGCGGCTTCGATGCTGAGCGGCTGCGGGTTGATTACCGTGCGAGCCGTGCCGAATCCGCTAGGTTGCGGGAAAATGCTAGTCACTATCACGTTGTAGCGTTCCATGACTGCCTCACTAGCCCCTCGTTATTTATTCCGTCTCGCTTCGCACATGTCGCATTTGCAAGTGTCGTACTGGCATCTATCACAAGACGTTTCCGTGAAGTTGGGCATTTCTACGCACACGCCACCAGGGCGATAGCACTTGTTAGGCGGCCAGTTTCTCCGCCGTCTCTGCAAGTGCCTCTTTAACCGTCGTAAGTATGCTGCACAGGTACTCGTATTTGTGGTTAGGCTGCTTCGGGATGTCATACCACCACTCGTCACCGAAGATCCGGTACATCAAGTCGCGCTCTACGTCAAAAAACTCACTGACATCATCCAGATGCTGTTCGGCAAGGTCGAAAAGCTCCCGCGCCGTTTCCTTGCTGAAATCGTTATCGCGCCGCATCTTGCATATGTGCTTTTTGGCGTGCTCCACCAGCTTGTCCAAATCATCTACTGTGTGGTCGAGGCCAGGAGAAAACTTACCGGCCAGATAGTCGTTGCTGCACTCAGCCAAAAAGGATCTGATAGTCGAGCCTTCACCCATGCTTCCCCAAAAGTAAGACCAAGAATCATTGGAACAGGTGATCGTAGCCTTTCCCCTGCCTGCTCCAAAATCCTCCAGATAAACCGCTATCGGGTCCAAGCTCGGCACGTCCGTGATGGTCATACGCTGCACTGTTTGCTCTGTTACCTGCATCCTCTCCCTCCCCGCGCCTAACAAGGCGCTCGCGCTTTCGCACAGCTAAAGACCGATATCGTGCTCATTCTTTGTCAATTCAATCACCCCCTTTTAATGACTGCCTCCCTGTGAGGGGTTAGACTGCCTGCTCATCCTTTGGTATTGTCGCGTACAACGTGAGTCTCACAAAGTTGCTGAGGTCGAGTCCCATGCCCTTGGCAATTGCTTGCAACTTTTCCCTTTGGCTGTTCGGGATTACTACGGTCATGCGGTAATCACCTGCGGGTTGCGGCTTTGATGCTTTTCCCGGTTTATTCTGCTTCATTTAAATCACCTCCTTTCTGTTGTTGTGCAATTTGTCAACGGCCTCTTTTTGCTTTGCAGACCTGATTTCGTTTAATTCATTGAGATACCGATGCGACGGCCACCACAAGGGAGGGTAAAGGGCATTTCCTATCCGCCCACTCACAGCCTCAGCGTTTACCCTTGTCCAAGTAAAAAAGTCCTCAAGATACCCACATGTAATAGCCAGCAGGACAAACGGGGACATGACTAGAAATTGCGGGGCACACCATCCGAGCCCCATTATTTTGAGATACGTGGTGCGCTTCATTTCGCCCCCCCCCTTCTCGTTATTTCCTTCAAATCATCTTCGTTGCGTAACCTTGTAACCTTTTCGTGGTTACCTGTCAACAAGTTTTTATCACCTGTTGCGAATTTTCTTTGACAACGGTTAGACGCTGGTTACAATATGCTTATAAGACGGTCACTTTCAGCGTGTGGAGGATCACATGGAAATTAATAAGGTTACTGGCGTGAATTTACGGCGGATGAGAATTGAGGCGGGACTCACTCAGGAGGAGCTGGCACACTACCTGGGCGTGGTCAAGCAGAACGTCTCCGCAATGGAACACGGCAGACGCGGTCTCTCCGGTTCCACCCTCACCCGCCTCTGTGAAGTGTTCGCATGTGCCCCCTCCGAATTCTTCCAGCTCTCCCCCGATCAGCATGAGGGGATTGATAAGCTACTCTCAGAGGAGGTCGGGAAAATGGACCGGGCGGGAAAGGCTCGGCTATACGCGGCGGCGGTGGCGATGAATAGCTGAAAAAATATTTTACTTTATTTTGATTTTTGACTGGACAAAGCAAAAGGGCGGGTGTATAGTTGTCTCAAGAGTGAGGGACAACTAAGGCAAACGGGGGGGGATATGGGAAATAATGGAACTAAAAGCACTGTTATTAGAAAGGAATTCCGCGCCACCGTCCGCGCCACATGGTCTAAGCCTGAAGCTGACAAGATAATTGCCGAAGCGGAAAAAAACGGCTTTGATGAGGATTTCTGCTTTGCTATTTACGAACAGGCTATCAGACCCATGTAAGTCCACTGTAGCCGCCCGCCGGAGCGTTATTCCGGCAATGAGGTATGCCATGAAGAACGTGGGTGATCGCCCCAAAGACTGCGCTGCCAATGTGGTTAAGGTGTCGTGCTATTACGGCGACGGCGCAACCAATTGCATAGACAAGTTGGCCATCATGGGCGGGAGGGACAATGGGCGGTAAAGGTTCAGGCGGCAGGCGCGACAACGCAGGCCGCCCCAAGGAGATCCCCACGCATAAAATGACCATCCGCGTGACGGATCATGAGCATGAGACGCTGCGGCAGAGGGCGAAAGCGGCAGGGGTGACAGTGACGGAGTTTATTAAGGTGCGGACGCTAGGGGGAAGCGACAATGGCAATACGTAAGATTTTTGTTAATCCAGGCGATATCGTCATTATGCATGTAATAGACGATCCCGAGTTACCAAAAAATGAAAGGGAGTGGGCGTATAGTAAGCCACGTCCTTACAAGATCAGCATGACGGCTGAAAGGCATAGCTTGGTCTTCCATGACCCCGCCATAGACCTGTATATGCAGATGGGAGGGCCGTGTACTCGAAAACCTTTGACGGCAGCAAAAAAAGACAGCGGGCGCTAGGAGGGATTAGCGCCCGCTTTGCCAAAGGGCGAGGGGAAGGGGTTAGGTGTGATGAATGGCCTTGACGTAGCCAGCCATGAAGTGGTCTTTCACCTGGATCAGCCGTGAGTCGCCGTCTTTCAGCGTCATTGGGTCGCACCTGTGGCTGTAGAGGAATTTTGGCACTTCCGGCACAGGGTCATCATCCCTTACAACGCGGATGTGGTCCAGATCGGGAGCGCGGCCAAATCGCCAGTACACGCGGGGAGAGCCGAATGTGACCACCTTGCAGCCGGTATGCTCCGCTAGCAGCGTTGCCAGTGCACCGCCGAGGCTGTGACCGGTCGCTATCACGTTGGCATCCTTGGCGGTCGGCATTCCGCCTGCACACAGTTCGCGGTATGCTCGGACAAAGCCCTTGTGAGCGAGATAGCCGCCGCATGATCGAGCGGGGAAGAATCGAGCATCAGTCAGCCAGTTGTCGAGGTTGGCGGTGCCACGGATGCAGACGATGGTGCCGTGTTCAGTATCGAAAACGCCATACCGCAAGTCGCCCACGGCAGTAAAACCATCGGCTTTATCGTCGTAACTGGCAGCGCAGAGGGTGGCACAGGTTTTGATCATATCGGGCTCCTGTAGCCGAGAACGTCCGAAATGGGGTAGCGGGACACGCGCACCCGATCCCCCTGATTGCCCCCCACACAGCGCACAATGCCGTTGCTGATGTCGGGATGGTCGCAGAAGGTCACATGACCAGCAGGCGGCTTACCTCTCTTCAAGACCACCACACAGCCGAGAATGGGCTTGTCCAGTTCCACGCCCCAATCAAGGAATGATCGGGCGTTGGCAAATCCGGTACCCTTCATCCCCGCCGCGTTGCAGACCCAATTTGCGAACGACGCGCACCAAGGGACGCTATCCTTGCGGGCGCGGAGAGTCGTGAAACTGGCATATTCAAGGATGCGCGGGTTGTCACCGTCGCCCGCCACTTCTTGCACCCCGAGCTCAGCGCGGGCGGTTTCGTGGAGTTTCTTGCAGGCTTCTTCTCTGGTCATTCTTCACCTCAAGAGTTAGCCCCGGCGAACCGGGGCATCAGTTTAGAACGTGACAAACGTAGGCGCGGACCATGCCAGCGCAAGGCCGGTGCCGGTCACGCCGGTATATGTGCCTGACAGGTAGACAGTGGTTCCGTCAATCGCCAGCACCTGCTTTTTGACGGCATCTCCCGCAATGGTGATGTACTGCCCTTCCCTTAGCGACACGTCAGGGTCTACCACGTTGAGCAGTGTCGCGCTCCCGTTGGTAGCGTCTCCCGTTGCCGCCGTCAGCGTGCCGAATGTGCCAGCGACAGAGCAGACGGTACCGACGCTGCCCGCACCCGGGCCTGTGAAATACAGCTTATTTCCTACAGCCCATGTGCCGGAGGTCGGCGCGGCTGCGGTGGTCCCTTCCTTGAATATGGTCAGCACTCCACCGGCTACCTTGGTTATGCCGTGTCCAAGATGGTTATTCCACTCGGTGTTGGTCGAGTTGATGAAGCTGTTGCTGGCTCCGGTGTTGATACCGCCCGCCGAGGCGATGAAGCTGGTAGTGGATACCGCGCCGGTTTTGGCGAGCCTGTTGGTCACGATGTTGTCGGCAATGGTCACATTCTCGATGTATCGGGAAGTTCCCGCAGTGGCATCGCTTAAGGTGTTGAAGATCGTCCCTGTGATGTCTTCAAACCTGTTGCCTCTAATGGCAAGCCCGCGTGCACCATAGACGGCTATCAGTCCGAATTGAGGACGAAGCCCTTTGAACTTGTTATTGCTGATCACCGTGTCAATAGCGTTGACGGATACGCCGAAAGAGTTGGTGCCCAACTTGATTGACCCACGGTAAGAAGCAGACGCGACAGGATCAACCTCAAAGGTGTTGCCGGTGATGGTGACGCCCTTCAGCCCGGTGTTGTGGATGTCGAAGTTGGCCGAGTTAAGAAACCTGTTGTTGATGATGACGAGTCCGTCATCCGCTGAATCCAGATCCTTGATCACGGCCGACGAAGAGATACCCCAGAAGTTATCGTCAAAGGTGTTCCCTTCCACCAGCACGTCATAGATGTTCCGGCCCGACTGGTTCGAGTTGAAGAAGGTAAAGCCTCCCGTATTAGTGGAGTTGATCCCCTTGAATACGGAGTTGGTGATTTTGACATGGCGCACTATGTTCCATGTGTCCTCTGGCTCTATATCGAAGCCGCCCACGCTCATGGATGCTGTTGAGTTGCCGATGTTCAGGTATTGGTTCTTGTCGGCGATCAGCCTGTCGCAGTCGATTACTGATATTCCGTTACGGTTGTTCTTGGCTCTCCCGTCAAAGATGCAGTTCATCACCTTGATATTCTGATTGTGACGCTCAACTCCTGCATTGGTGCCGGATCCTATGTAAATGCCGTCGCCCAGGAAGTCGTAAAACGTCACGCGCTCCACCGTCATGTTGCTTGTCGCGTTGATGGTCATGGAGTGGTAGAAGGAAA